TAATATGATAAAAGATTGGGACATAAAAGATATCTGCAGAACAGTAGGCAGGATAACTTGGGCTGCAACTGATCCAAGAATGGACGGCTTTAATACCTGGGGATGCAAAAGAGAACTGTACGAACTGCTTTTCTTTGTGCAACAGGAACTGGACAAGTGTTCAACCTACGGCGACACAGAAGAAGAATATCTAAAGAAACACGATCAAGAAATGATGTTGAGAGCATTAGGTAAAAAATGAAACTAGGAATAGCAGGTTACGGCTTTGTAGGTAAAGCCCAAGAACTTATCTTTAAAGACTATCACGATATTATTGTTAGTGATCCTGACAAAGGACACTACGGTGACTTGCGTCATGCTGATGCTGTGATTGTTTGTGTTAGCACTCCGTCAAGAGCAGACGGCTCATGTGAAATGAAAAATGTGTTTAATGTTATTGATAGTGTAGGAGATGTTCCTATTCTAATTAAAAGCACAATCTCAGTAGAAGGTTGGCGTATGCTTGCAGACCTAGGACGCGACTTAACGTTTTCTCCAGAGTTTTTACGAGCGGCACACTGGCAAAAAGATGCATTAGAAAACAAAGAACATTACTTCGGTGGAGACAGTTGCAACTTTTGGAGTGACTTTTTCTTACGTGCTTTAGGTCCTATAAACATTCGTATTGAAAACCCTGAAGACCTAGTAGCCGCAAAGGTATTACGTAACAGTTTCCTCGCACTCAAAGTAAGCTTCTTTAACCAGGTATACGATTATGCACATGCACATGGGCTAGACTATGAAGCAGTAGCAAACGTTATCAGTGCAGACGAGCGTATTGGGGGTAGTCACACAGGTGTTACAAATGCGCGAGGCTACGGTGGACATTGTTTTCCTAAAGACGTTCGTGCAGTTATAAAATCAGGGCAAGCCTATAATGCTAGACTTACCCTGTTAGAAGAAGCTGACGCTTACAATAGCACTATTCGTCGTTCCACTTCTCAAGATTAGCAATATAGTTTACCATGCTGTGATCTGAAAAGTTGTCTATAGAACCTTTTTTGATCCCCATCCACATACCACGCCAGCGATCTTTTACACGCTGCCATGCTGTCATCTTACGAACGTTACCGTAAGCATTCATATAATGTTCTGTGCCATGATGTACATAACCCATAGCTGCTAGTGGAACCCGTGTAACAATATCGTTATTATTGACCCAACGATGATGTTCTACGTTTAAACTTTTACAATAAGCTCTCCATCCTACTCTTGGAGAACCAAAAGTATAGAGTTCAATAGGATCGCTAAGATCGACGTTGTGTTTACAACGACTTGCCATTATAGTAGCCATAGCTGCTCCTAAACTGTGTCCACAAAACCAAAGTGTTTTGTTTATATTTGCTTTGCGAAGAATATCTTCTTCGACCATTGGCCAAAGTTCGTCTACTTCTGCTTTAAAACCTCTGTGGACCCTGCTAACAGTTTCAGCCATTACAGGCATTGCTTTGAGATCTGCTTTAATATCGTTAAACTCGCTTGGCTGTGTTCCTCTACAAGCAATGACGATATCATCTTTGTTCATAAAACGATATGCCTGTGCACCATCCCTATTATAAAATTCTGTTGTTGTAAATCCTAATTTTTTTGCTTGACTTTTCGCATCTTTTTCGTTACAATACGCAATCGAAGCTAATTTTGCAAATAATAAGGATTTTTGTTTGAAATTCATATCTGATATAGACATTTTCACCCTCCCTCAAGTGTGCTACTCATATTTATTCTAACGCTAAATACATTACGGAGTAGGATAATGAAAAAACGTACTAGAAGTATTTTGCAAGAACTTAATAGTTTAAACCTAAATAGAGATCCTGACAGAATGATACAATCTTCTGCTGATAATATAATCGAAAGTGCAATTAATCTACTAAACAGAATCCAGGCAACTTACGACGATACTACAGCAAGTGAGTTAGAAAGACGTTTTTTAAACAGTATCAAGAGCGGCGACCCTCGTAAATTTAAACGAGGCATGACCAAAGTTATAGAGAGTAGAAATAATGACTAAATTCTTCGAAGCAGATATTCCACACATGCCTGGAGTAGGCCCGATACATATTGACGAAATTAAACCTACCCTTGCTAGATTAGAACAAAGTTTAGGAATGGATCTTCAAAATTGGGTGCTTGGTAGCGTAGGCAAGAAAGAATTTTCCGGCGACATTGATGTTGCTGTACAAATACGCAGTCCACAAGAATTCGAAGAACTTAAACAAAAAGTTGCTGCCTCTCCTGTTATTATTGCTCACGAACCAAAAGGTGGTTTAATATTATCTAGTGTGATGATAGTAGGCTATGATGCTACAAAGAAAAGCAATGATCCAAAACATGGCCCACGCACAGGTAAAGTACAGGTTGATTTTATGCCTGGCGGCGATCCTAACTGGTTAAGAACTTACTACCATTCTCCCAGTAGAGAAGAATCACAATACAAAGGTGTGTTTAGAAATATTCTTATTTCAACTATCGCTGCATTTTATGATAGAGAAAAGTCTGAAGAAACAATAGATGATGGACGTCCTGTTTCTGTGACAAGATGGAAGTGGGGCAACAACGGATTACTACGTGTAGAAAGAAAACCTAAGCCTAAAGCAAACGGCCAAGGCTACACAAAAGCAAATATTGATACTGTTATAGGCGACCCAATCACAGACGGCAACGAAGTTGCACAAGCACTAGGACTAGATAATGTTAAAGATCTAAACAGTTACGAAAGTCTAAAACTTGCAATGGAGAAGAACTATCCTGAAGAACTTACTCAAAGGATATTAGATAGCTTTGCACAAAATGCGCAGGTCCAAGACATAGGCGTTCCTCCCGAACTTAGAAGTCAAGCAGACAACGAACTAGCAAGAATTAAAGACTTGGCAGGGATAAAATGAGATTTGAAGAATTCAGAACAAATGAAAGCTTATTTTATCTAAAAAGTCTATGCGAGTCACTAGCTTTATCTGAAGAGTTACGCAAACACAATGCTGGAGAATATCCAGAAGAGGAAAAAGAACAAGTTTCTCAAGTACAACACATCCTTAGTGTACTGGGATATGATGTAGGCCCAACAGGAGTAGACGGTAAGTATGGATCTAACACTGCAAGGGCTGTTGCTGCCTTCAAAAGTGATTATAATATTCCAGGTGGTGGTGATGTATTTGGAGAACCTAGTTTACAAGCTATTGAAAAATTAGGAAGAGGAGAGCTGCAACCTGCTAGACCGTTTAGAGGCAGTAGTAACTCATCATCAAATAGACCTAGAGGTGGAAGACAAGATAGTCCATCAAGCGAGTTTACAAGACCAACTAGTTCCGGTGCGTTGTTTACCCTGGACGGTAGCCAAAGCCGTATGACGTCTAGAGATGCAGAAGCTAACATGGATGCAACTCTAGCAGGACCTTATAGAGAAATGGTTAGACTGTTTGGTAGAGAAGTAGGGATAAATGATGCCATTGCCAGGGCAGGTACAAGTAGAGAAACAAACACACCAGGAAGCCAGCACTTCCACGGAAGGGCTTTAGATCTAAATATTAGTGGTATGCGTGACAACGATAAACTAAGATTGGTACAGGCAGCAAGACGTGCTGGCTTTAGTGGATTTGGTTTTGGATCTAATGTGCTTCATGTTGACACAGGACCAAATAGGTATTGGGACTATGACATAAGCACATTTGGCGGTGTAAGTGTTGCATCTCTAGGAGCACAGGTTACAGGACTAGCATAATGCGTTATAGAGAAATAAAGTTAGTAGAATCAAAAATACAGTTAAATGAAGCAGAAGCTCGCATACAGCATGCTGAAGATATTGTTTTCTGGGAAGGATCTAAAGGTGCTGTTAGAGCATTGGATAGTTTATTAAATTTAGAGAAAGGTCAACACACAAATGTCACTATTAAATGGGACGGATCTCCCGCAATCATTTTTGGCCGCGATGAAAATGGAGAGTTTATACTCACAGACAAATCAGGATTTGGAGCCAAAGGATATGACGGAAAAGCAAAGTCAGCAAAGGATGTGGCGGCAATGTTTATGGCCCGGCCCGGCGCACAAAATGATCCAGAAGGTTATAGACAACTAGCAGGTAATATGGCTGACATTTTTGACGAATATGAAAAAGCAGTGCCATCTGATTTAATAGGATTTTTTAAAGGCGATTTGTTATATTTTAATACACCTGAAAAACAAAATGGTAACTACATTTTTACACCAAACATTGTTACATATACAGTTGCTGAAAACAGTGATTTAGGACAAAGGATTGCTAGATCTAAAACAGGAATAGTCATACATAGATATATAGATCCAACAACAGGACAAGAAACAGAAATTGCGCCTGCGATACGAGATAAGTTCCAAGGCGAAGAAGTTTTGATATTCCCTTCGGTAACAGTACAGCAGCCAGCAGAAATAGATGATGAAAATATTAACAATCTAAAGGCGCTTGTTGCTCAGAACGCACAAGCAATCGATGCACTTCTTAATGTTGCAAGACTTACAGAATTAAAAATTAAAGATTTTAGTCAAGTTTTATACACCTATACAAATCACAAAGTAGATGGCGATCTTTCAACCTTAGGCGACGATTTTGAAAATTGGCTAAGTACGAGTAAATTAAGTGATCCCAAAAAGAAAAGAATTTTTGAATGGATTAGGGAAAATAATCAAGGCTTTATTGCATTATGGACAATAGTAAAAGGCATACAACAAATTAAAGATGATGTAATCAATCAATTTGATAGTCATAATACAGATGTTAAGGCTTCAATAGGGCCACATGGTCCTGTAACTTCAGATGCCCACGGTGAAGGTGGTGAAGGTTATGTAATGGCTCACCCACAAGGTGACATAAAACTTGTACCTCGTAAATATTTTACCAGGGCAAATAGATCAGTACAACGATAAGGAATACTACAATGAAAATGAATGACATTGTTAAAGAAGCATCATTTAGAGACTTTGGTTTAGGTAACTTAGGATCAGAATTAGACAGAGATGATGATGAAGGTCAAGGCTTTAAGCAAGCATCTATGTTTGATCAACTAGGAAAAGTTTTGGATAGTCAAGGCAATCCAAAGCCTGTTAATACTGTGGTTACAGATGACGGGAAAGAACATAAAGTAACAGCAGACCAAGCTAGAATGCTCAGAATGTTTGCTACTACTGACAAAGTGAAACCAATAGTTCGCACACAATTTATTAAGGATATTCAAACATCAAATGGTTTGGTTGATTTCTTAGACATTAAAGATTATCACGAAATGCCAAAAATGTTTATGCAGAAGTACTTAGGATAATGATGGAATTTTTGCAGGACCTACAAGAAGCTAGGATGACCCGAGATGCAAATAATAGAAAGTCTTTGACTTTTACAGATTGTTGCGAACGATTATACCTAACACTTCTAATATTAGAAGCGTTAAGATTGTCTCCTGCATATAAAAATATCGTACAAAAATATACTTCTAAAACAACTCAATATTCTAACTACAATAAATTTAAAGTCGATGCTACAGATTTATATAATTTTATATATTATGTAACAGGCGATGACCAAGCAATAGATAAATTAAAAGACCCGGCTGCTGCTAGAAGACTGAGACAGTATGTACACCTGCCAACAATGCAACTTAATGGATATTTACATAAAATATCAACAGGAAGTGATACAACTAGCGGTAGTGAAATAGTTATTAAGGTAGAATCTGCGTTAAAAATAACAAATAGCGACTATAAAATAATTAGACGCAACATACTTAATTTTAGTAAACTAAACAATGTGCAGCGTGGGCAAACAATAACAAAACTTTTGTACGCTGCAAGAGCTAAACTAAGATCAAGTGATATAATAGAACACTTGGAAAAGTTTGCACAACAAGGCGATTTTGAAAATAGTAATGTTGTAGACACAGAACCTAACATCAGTGTTCCAGATATAGTTGTTGATGATGCAACAATAAACAATTACAAATATTTGGTTGGTACAAGTAAATTAATGATGGCAAAGCAGTTTATTAATTTTGCTAAAAAAGGAACAGCGGTTTCTAGTACAATGGTGGCTGCATATTTGCCTGTAATCAAAATGGTTACAGAGATTGTACAAGCAGGCCCGGGGTACATTCAACAACTAAAAGTTCTCCATCAGAGAGCCAAAAAACACCTAAAAGACTAGTTTTTTCTGTAAAATGGTAAATAATAATGTAACAAAACGCTTGAGCGGCGTTTTGCCATTAGAGAAACAGGAGAAAGAAAATGGCAGTAACATATGACGTAACACCAGCGAACGGTGGAGCAAACGCAGTAGGAACACTAGAAACTACAGCACAACTACAGGGATACCTAATCACAGTACGTTCAACATCAAACGGCGACAACACAGCAGTTGATCTACGTGCAAACGACGGTGCATCAGGTTCACTATATGACCTAATCCTACGTGAACTAAGCCCAATGCTTGCTCACGCAACTAACGATGGTAACGGCACAATGTCAGTTATCATGGACGGTCATCACAACACAGCAGCTTCAATTGCAGCTCGCATCGAAGCACTTGACGGTGTTGGAACAGACACAGCAGTTGCAGCAGCATCAAGCTTCGCAGTTGCTTAATATTTCCTAACTACCTTAGGATTGGGGCTCACATTTATGTGGGCCCTTTTTTTATGACCGATAAGTAAAATATGCGTATAAAACTCAAAACTCTTGTTGATATTACAGAAACTAATGCTAGAAGACAAGACGACAAAAAACTTTATAGTCAACAGGCAAACTACAATACTGTTCTGCAAACTATAGGACTTCGTGTCAACCTATCACCTGTTTATTGTAAAGTTTGTGTGGGAGAAATAGACACGTTAGGCTTTGGTAAATCATATACAGGTAAACAGCGTTATTGGGATTTTTGTTTTGAAGTAGATTACGAAGGTGCAATTAATCAAGAAATGCTAAAAAATGATTTTGATTTAATTCCTATCATTACAGATCTAGATGAAACAGCCAGTAACAACAACAGAGTATTTAGAACTTCTTGTAAAAATGACACAAACATAGTGTTTAATTTCTTAGAAGACTGATAAATAAATGCATACAATAGGCAAACATAATAACACATACTAAGGCCAACTACGAGTTTACTTACGGAGAATTTATTATGGCAGATTTGCCTACCACATCATTAGAAAAAGAAAGTTTAGAAGCACACGTTGATCTGTGTGCTCTTCGTTATCAGCAACTGGATGAAAGATTACAAAAAGTAGAACACACAGTTACTGAAATTCGTAAAGACATTCAGAGTGGTAATTCTTCAATGATAAAAGTAATAGTAGGTGCAGCCGGAACCATTGTTGCTGGCCTACTATCTACTATTGTTGTACTTTTAATATCTTTCAATTAAAATCTGCATAAATAACTTTATGTTATTAAGAGAGTTGACTATATCCCTAGACGAAAAACAGGTTTGGGCCAGAAAAGGTACGAAACTGGTAAGAAAATATCGTTGTACTTCAGGCCGAAGAAAGGGCAGAGTTGTTGCCAAAACATCTCAATGCTTCGAACCAGTTGATTTGAAAAAGAGAGCAACTTTTAAAAGAACAAAAGCAAGATTAGGATCACGTATAGTTAGAAAGGCAAGAAAAACTAAACGAGTAAATCCTGCATCAAAGTTGTTGAAAAGGCTAAACAGATAATGCTAGTAGTAGAGATTTTTGAAGCAACTCGAGCATGGGGTAAAAGCAAAAGCGGGCCTACATATAAGTATAGATGTACTACAGGTCCGAGAAAAGGACAACTTAGAGCAAGTGCGGCGGCTTGTATGGCACCTATCAACATTAAGAAAAGCCAACAGTTTAAAGCAACCAAAAGGGCTAAAGGACAAACTATAAAAATTAAAACAAGTAGGACTAAAAGGACTAACCCTGTTTCAAAAAGAGTAGCAAGAATGAATGCTGGCACCAGAAGGAAAAAGATATGAAAATATTAGATATAGTAAACGAAGCAATCCCTACAGCACCTGGCGCACCCGGTACTAATGTAGCTGGCGCACCATCTACTCCGCAAACACAAGCTAACACTGCAACAAACCAAGCAGCAGATCAACAGGGTCAGGCAATGGATCCTATGAAACAAAACCAACAAAAAATTGCACAAAAGAAGCAGTTACAAATACAACTAAAGCAAGCACAAGACGCTGAAAAAGCAGCTAAAGAAAACGTAAAAGCTATACAAGCACAGATTGCAAGCATCAGATGAAAATAAACGATCTTATTGCAGATTTTTCTATATACATGACTAACGAGGAAAAGTTTCTTTATGACTCGTTAGACACCCCTGTAGCAATAAGTAGTCTTAACGAAAGAGAACAAGTCATTATTAACAACTTGATACGAAAAAGTCTGGTAAGTAAGATACGTCATAAAAATAGTTTTGTGGTTGCAAAAAATGATAAATGAAAAAATCCTTAAAGATTTAAACGAAATAATCGAATCTAATATAGATCCGACTATGTTTCCTTACCAAAAGGGAAACAGCATCCGTATAGGTAAAACTGTTATTAGAAAAAATAAAAATGGTTATGTGATATATGATATCACCAAAGAAGGCAGTTTTTTATACGAAACATTTTGTAAAAGAGCTGCTATTGCTCTTGCCAAAGCTTACAATAAAAATAGAGACATAGAAAAATTTGTCTTACCTTTGGACAAAGAAATAGAAAAACAGTATATAGATTCGATTTTTTATAAACACACAATATCAACAACAAAAGACGAATTTAAAAAAGAAGCCATAGAGATTAGATATCAAATTGCAAAAGATAGGACCTATGCTGCTATCAAGCGTCTAGATTGTTTTATATTTTCATAATTGGCATAAATAACTATAACAAAATCTATTAGGAAGAGTAGACATGATTATAAGAGAAATTAACAGACCGATTACTTCAGCTTCTTTGAACGAGACGCTCGCAAAGAAGTACGGTACTCGTATTGATACAGATAAATTTACTTTAGAGCAACTACAAGATGCTCGTAATAAAATTAGAACAAAACTTAGTGATATTGAAACAAACGAAAGCTATGGCGGCTTACACAAAAACCAAACCTATAGCAAGAACAAACTCTTCCTTGATGTTCTCAATGCAGCTATTAGCGAACGTTCAGATGTAGAAGAAGCAGCAAAACCAGACTATATTGATATCGATGGTGACGGAGACAAAAAAGAGCCTATGAAAAAAGCTCTTAAAGATAAAAAGAAAAAGCCAGTTGGTGAAGATCAAGTAGACGAGTTTATGGGTGTAGATAGTGAAGACGAAGTTGACCTAAACTTACAGAAAGCAATTCAGAAAAGGTTTGGTACAAAGCCAGTAGGTGATATACGAGGTCGTACATATGGTGACGGTAATGTTGAGATAGATGATCCAGCAGTGCAGATGATGCTTGATGCAGGAATTTTAACTTTAAATCCAGAGGCTGAAAAGGCATACAACGCTATTTCTCCTGAAAAACGTGCAGAAATTAGGAGAAGAATTGATAGGTTCCAAGCCGATAAAGCACAACAAACAGACAATCCTAATGCACAACAAACAGACAATCCTAATGCACAAAAAGCACCAGGATCATTATTTGATTTATTAGGTGATTCTATTATACGTGAAGGCGAAGAAGATAAAGCAGAACTAGTAATGGCTTCTAAAGATATGGTTGACAGACTTACTGGTTGGATGGAAGACACAGCAGAAATGCAGTCAGAGTCCATGCTAGAACTTGCTGACGCTATCCGCGATGAAATGGGACAACAACAAGCAGACGCTTTTGTTAACACTGTTAAGCCTGCACTAGAACAACTTTACGCCGCAATGGAAGGTACACGCACTAGTTTAACGACAGGCGTTGGTATGTTAACTGGCGAAGGCGAAGCACCTGCTCCGGACATGGGTGCAGCAGATGCAGAAGCAGAAGCAGCACAAGGTGTAGAACTAGATACAGCTGACATGGAGCCAACAGTTGACCAAGACGAATTTGGAGCAGCAGCGGCAGCAGCTGGTGGCACAGATGAAGCAGGTCGTGCAAGACGCGAGTCACGCATGTACAAAAAGAAAGCAATGCTAGAGCAGTCACGCAGATTAGGAGTTCTTTTGTCAAAAAAAAAGTGACAGAGGATGAAACTGCCCAGCCTAGTAAATTAGTACAAGTACTTAGAACAATAATCGGTGATGCTGATCAAAAAGGCGTCACCGTTTTTTTACATTTTGATAAACCTAAAGCAGATGCAATACGCCAAGGATCAAAAAATTTAGATCTAAATAAACTTATGCAGAATGTTGGCGCAGAAACATTTGATTACAATTCCTTCAAAGCAGCATATGATACTGATCCAAGAGTAAAAGCAATGGTGTCTAATTTTAGTCAGGAAGGTATAGAACCAAAAACTGCTAAACAAGAAAAGTCTGATGTGCCTCAAGCAGATAGTCAAACAGGCGGCGATACTGTGGATCAAATGGCTAAACGTGCTACAGATGTTGGTGCAAAACTTTAATTTTCAATTGACAAATACTACTATTGACTATATAATAAATTAAATTATATAGGAAAATGTTTTGACTTTAATAATAAAGAAATACGACTACCAATCAATATCTAGAAAACAAGTAAACGGTAAACGTTTATATGAAACACCTGACGGTAATGCTGTTGCAAGCGTAACAACAATACTTGACGCTACCAAAGATAAAACACACTTGGTACAATGGCGGAAACGAGTAGGGGAAGCAAAGGCACAAGAGATTGTAACTGAAGCCGCAGGTGTGGGTACTAGGATGCATAAGTATCTCGAAGATTACATCGACACAGGAGAATGGCCACAGCCTGGAAGCAATCCATATGCTCAACAAGCACATATGATGGCAGAACAAATAAAAACTCAAGCACTAACAGATGTAGATGAAATATGGGGGTCAGAAGTAAACTTATACATGCCTAACATGTATGCAGGTACAACTGACTTAGTTGGACAGTACAGAGGTAAACCCTCTATCATGGACTTTAAACAAACTAACAAGCCTAAAAAAGTCGAATGGGTAGTTGACTATTTCCTACAACTTGTCGCATATGCAGAAGCACACAATGAAATCTACGGAACGAATATATGCGAAGGACATGTGTTTATGTGCAGTCGTGCAGGTGAGTATCAACAGTTTGATATTTGGCCTAGTGAGTACGAAGAATGGCGCAACGAATGGTACCAACGAGTGTATACCTATTATGAAAAGTTCGCATAAATACATAATAAAAGCGTAGGAGAATCACGTGGCTGTCGTACAAATATCAAGAATTCAAGTTCGTAGAGGACAAAAAAACATAGGAACTGGAGTACCTCAACTATCGTCTGGTGAGTTTGGTTGGGCAGTTGACACTAGGGAACTTTATATCGGTAATGGACCAGTAAGTGAAGGCGCTCCGCAGGTAGGCAACACAAAAGTTTTAACACAGTATGATGATATATTTTCTGTTGCTGACACTTATATCTATAAAAATGATTCCGGTATTCTTATAACTGGTGCAACACCAGTACAACGTTCGCTTCAAGACAGACTTGACGACAGAGTAAGTATCAGAGCGTTTGGCGTTGTAGGCGACGGAACTACAAATGTAACCTCACAATTACAAACTGCTATTGATCAACTTTATCTAAATACATCTAACGGCGGATTACCGCAAAGTAGAGTAGTATTACACTTAGAGGCAGGAGAGTATTTGATTAGTGATACAATTTATATACCTCCATACGCTACATTGGTAGGTGCAGGTAGTGATAAAACAATAATTAAATGCTCAACTACAATTGGTGAAATATTTAAAACTGTCAATGCAGATAGTATAATAGGATCACCTGCAACCAAAGCAAGCACCACTACACTAAATCAACCTAGTAATATCACAATCAAAGGTATTACAATCGACACAACTGCAACAGGAAATAAAGGTTTAGTGCTTGATTGCTGTAAAGACAGTTACTTTGAAGATATGAAAATCAAAGGTCCTTGGTCAACAAGTGACACAATTTCTACATCAGAAGTAGCTGTGGAACTAAACAATCTTAGTTTGGTATCTAGCGTTGTTGAAACTAAGAATAATACATTTAAGAACGTCACTTTAGATGGCTTTAGTTACGCGGTAAGTTCTGATTGGGATACAAACAATAACATTTGGACAGATTGTGATTTTAATAGTTTAGGATACGGAGTGGCATTTGGTATTAATCTAATAAGTTTAGATCCAGGGTTATACTCTAGTAAAAATTACGGTCCTTACAATAACATTTTTGAAAAATCTAGATTTAGCAACATAGACAAACAGGCAATTTGGATTAAGTTTGGAGAATGGAACAATAGTATTTCTAATAAATTTAATTCTTGTGGCTGTGATGGCGGCGCAGAATATCAAAGTCAGCACAGTATTATTAAGTATGAAACTAGCACCAACGGTAGTGACAAAGACTACTTTGCTAGAACAAAAGAGCTTAGTTATACACCTGCCTATTGGATTAGTTATGATTATGTTCCAGAGATTGAAGGAAGTGTCAATTGCGAATTTGGCGAAAGACATGTACTTAACACAATTGGTTACACAGGTCTTAACGTTGACAGTGAGCCTATATATGCAAAGACATTTAGACTTCCAGCAGAACAAGATGTTGCTAACCAAACATATGAAATAGATTATATTATAACTAGTAGAACGTATGCTGCCCATAGAGCAGGAACATTAACTATAAACTGTGACGGTTACAACAAGACAGTTGCAGTATCAGACGAGCATACATTTATAGGAGCAGGCAGCGATTTATATCTTGACAAAATTTATTTTGATGCTACACTAGAGACATTCTTTGGTGAAGTAAGTGTAATAGATGTTAAGATTTCAAATCAGATGCCTTCCGATGATGCATCGCAAATAGAGTACAAAGTGAAACTTAAAAAAACTAGAATAGACGCAAGCGGGGAATAATGTTCGATCAAAAATATGAGGATCGCTTATCTTCGTGGAGCTGCCTTCGGCAGAGTTTAGAAGTATCAACCACACCACTCAAAGATCTTATAGAAGCTTACGACCATGCTCCGAGGGTGAGTATACACACCGATCCTTGGGATAAAGCAACTTGGCCTAGTCCATGGGAACTTGTTTTAGAAAATCAATATTGCCAGTTCTGTATTGTACTAGGAATGGCGTATTCTTTACAGTTAACTGAACGCTTTAAGGGGTCAAATTTTGAGATACATATTGGTATAGATAGGGACAGTAAAGAACAATACTATCTGCTATTTGTAAATAATCATATTTTAGGATGGAATAATACATGTATAGATAGGAGCGAATTGCCACAAAGTTTTGTATCGCAAACAGTCTATACACTAGATCCACTTCAATAAATAACCTATAACAAGAAGGAAAAGAACATGTCAAATGGTATAAAAATTGTAAAACGCGATGGCCGCAGAGAATCACTAAACATTGAAAAAATACACTTTGTTGTAGAAGAAGCTTGTAAAAACTTAGCAGGTGTTAGTAGCAGCCAAATTGAAATGAACGCTAATTTACAATTTTATGATGGCATGAGCACTTCAGAAATACAAGAAATTCTTGTTCGTTCTGCAAACGATTTGATTTCTTTAGATAATCCTAACTATCAATTTGCAGCAGCTAGACTATTAACTTATGGTTTGTATAAGCAAGTTTTTGGCCAGTTTCAAACTATTCCTTTGCGCGATATGATTAGACAAAATATAGACAGGGGTGTTTACGATTCAGAAATATTAGAGAAATACACTGACGAAGAAATTGATCGCATGGATAGTTATATACACCACAAGCGTGATGAAAACTTTACCTACGCAGGCCTACGTCAAGTTGTAGACAAATACCTTGTACAGGATAGATCATCTGGAGACTTATTCGAAACACCACAATATATGTACATGATGATTGCAGCAACTCTATTTGCAAACTATCCTGCTGAAAATAGAATGTATTATGTAAGGAGATACTACGATGCGACCTCACTTTTTAAAATCAACATTCCAACCCCGGTCATGGCCGGAGTACGCACTCCTGTGCGCCAGTTTGCCTCCTGCGTTCTTGTTGATAGCGACGACACACTTGATAGCATCTTTGCCAGCGATATGTCCATTGGCCGCTACACAGCGCAAAGGGCAGGCATCGGAATCAATGCAGGACGCATTAGAGGAGTTAACTCAAAAATCCGAGGAGGAGAAGTTGCCCATACAGGAATCATTCCGTTTCTAAAGAAATTTGAAAGCACAGTAAGATGTTGCACACAAAATGGAGTAAGAGGCGGCAGTGCCACTACACATTTCCCGTTTTGGCATCAAGAGATTGAAGACATTCTTGTACTGAAAAATAACAAAGGTACAGAAGACAACCGTGTACGCAAACTAGACTACTCAATCCAACTTAATAAAACAATGTATGAAAGATTGTTAGCTGGTGGAGAAATTACTCTTTTCTCGCCACATGATGTACCAGGATTATACGAAGCATACTTTGGCGATCCAGCAGTGTTTCAAGAACTATACGAAAAATACGAACGTGCTACTAGCATTAAGAAAAAGCGCATTGATGCAATGGAATTGTTCTCAGCACTTATCAAAGAACGTGCAGAAACAGGTCGCATTTATATTATGAATGTAGACCACGCTAACACACACAGCAGTTTCAAAGACACTGTTTATATGAGTAACTTGTGCCAAGAGATTACACTACCTACAAAACCACTACAACACATTGACGATGAAAATGGAGAAATTGCTCTGTGTATCCTAAGTGCAATCAATGTAGGAATTATTAGAACCTTAGATGACTTAGAAGAATTGTGTGATCTTGCAGTAAGAGCATTGGAAGAAATAATTGATTATCAACGCTATCCTATCAAGGCAGCCGAGATTTCAACTAAAGCTCGTCGTTCTTTAGGAATTGGCTACATTGGTCTAGCACATTATCTTGCAAAGAATCATGCCAATTATGGTGACGAGACAGCATGGAAACTTGTACATGACCTAACAGAAGCTTTCCAATACTATCTACTAAAAGCATCTAACACACTTGCTAAAGAACGCGGTGCATGTGACGCTTTTGGACGTACTAAATACAGCGACGGCATTCTTCCTATTGATACATATAAAAAGGATGTTGACACTATAGTAGCAAATGAGTTAAATTATGATTGGGAATCTTTACGCAACAATATTAAACAATTCGGGTTACGGCACAGCACATTGTCCGCACAAATGCCTTCGGAGAGCAGTTCCGTTGTGTCGAACGCAACAAACGGAATCGAGCCACCTAGAGGATACCTGTCCGTTAAGAAAAGCAAAAAGGGCCCCCTTAAACAGATTGTTCCACAATATCAAAGTCTTAAGCAACACTACACCTTGCTGTGGGACATGCCTAGCAACGAAGGTTACATCAAAATTGTTGCGGTGATGCAAAAGTTTTTCGATCAGGCTATTTCAGGCAACTGGAGTTACAATCCTACACACTATGAAAATAATGAAGTGCCAATGAGTCAAATGATAAACGATTTATTGACTACATACAAGTTAGGATGGAAAACTTCTTACTATCAAAACACATACGATTACAAGGAAGATCCTAGCGAATTAGTAGAAGAAAAGCCTGTGGAAGTAATCCTTAATGGCTTTAGCGATGATAAAGAAAATGACGAAATGTGCGAAGCATGCGCAATTTAAGGTTGACAACCCTAATAAAATTTAGTATAGTATACAAAAAATAAGGAACAAGTATGTCTCGAACAGTTTTTAACAAAGAAAAAGTAGACTTTACAAAGCAGAATATGTTTTTTGGTGCAGAACAAAACACCCAAAGATACGACACATTTAAATTTCCTGTGTTCGATAAATTAAATCAAACTATGCTTGGTTACTTTTGGCGGCCTGAAGAAGTAAGTTTGCAAAAAGATAGAGCAGACTATGCAAACTTCCGTCCAGAGCAGAAGCACATCTTTACCGCCAATCTCAAGTATCAAACACTGCTTGACTCAGTACAAGGACGTGGACCTTGTTTGTCTTTCCTTCCTCATGTAAGTATACCTGAACTGGAAGGCTGCATTGTAACTTGGGACTTTTTTGAAACTATACACAGCCGTTCCTATACACACATTATGAAGAACATTTATGCTGACCCCAGTGAAGTATTTGATACTATACTTGATGATGATAAAATTTTGGCTCGTGCGCAAAGTGTTACAAAATACTATGACGAGTTTAATGCAGCGTCAGATGCATACTTCCATCGCAAAGAAGGTAGTCTTAAAGAGGTTAAGAAAAAATTATATCTCGCGATGATGACTGTTAATATTCTTGAAGGTCTTCGCTTCTATGTGAGTTTTGCTTGTACATTTGGCTTTGGAGAACTAAAGCTAATGGAAGGTAGTGCTAAGATTATTAGTCTTATTGCTAGGGATGAAGCACAGCATTTGGCACTTTCAACACATGTATTGAAACTATGGGCTCAAGGTAAAGATGATCCTGAAATGGCCAAGATTGCAAAAGAATGTGAAGAAGATGTTTATAACCTATGGCGCGAATGTGTGGCGGAAGAAAAAGACTGGGCAGACTATTTGTTTAAAGACGGATCAATGATTGGACTAAACTCTACACTTTTACATCAGTACGTGGAATATATTGCCAATAGACGTCTTAAGGCTTTAGGCTTTAATGCTATTTTTGATGCTCCAGTAAACACAAATCCTTTACCATGGACACAGCATTGGCTAAGTAGTAGCGGACTTCAAGTTGCTCCACAAGAAACAGAAGTTGAAAGCTATGTTATTGGCGGAATAAAACAAGATGTCGATAAAAATATGTTAAAAGGATTTAGTTTATGATACAAATATGGGGTAAACCACAATGTCCGCATTGCGAGGCAGCAAAAAGATTATGTGAAATGCGTAAATTATCGTATGAATACAGGCAACTTGGTGTAGACTTTGAGCGTGAGGAAGTTTTACAAGAGTTTCCTGAAGCACGTACATTTCCACAAATTGTGGTAAATGGACAAAAAATAGGCGGGTATGAAAACCTTGCAGGCTATTTAGAAGATACTAATTATAACGGAACAGGATACAGTTTATAATGTTAATTGAAACTCCCTACAAAGTAGGCGATAATGTAAGTTTTAAACTAACTTCAGGTGAAGAAATTATTGGACGTTTAGAAGCAGAAGATGCAAAAGGATACACAGTGCATAAACCAATGGTCCTTATTGCTCAACAAACTGGTTTAGGTCTAGCACCTTTCATGTTTAGTGTATCTGCAAATTCTAAATTTGTACTGCAATCAAACGCAGTAAGTTGTATTGCTAAAACAGAAGAAGAAATTAGCAAGCAATATGTGCAAAGCACCACAGGTATAGCTCTTTCTTAAACCTAATAAAGTCAACGATAAATACATCATAAGAGGATGTATAGTATGACTTTATATCGTGGTGCCCCATTTGATGAAACAAATCTTTTTACTAGATCAGCTGTAGAAGGCGGTAAACTTGTCTATGGCAATGCTACATCTTTTGTACAAGTGGACGGAGGATCATTTGCGCAAAGTGTAAATTATCAAAACGGAGGACTACTACCTAAAGAAGGTACAGCTACATATGTGCCTAATCCAGACTATAACCCGAATAGGAATTAATAGATGGCAGAATTAGGTAGTATCCTTTTACGCCGAGGTACAACAGCAGAAAGACTAAAATTTGTACCTCTCAAAGGCGAAATTATTTACGACACAGAATTAAAACAAGTGTTTGTCGGTGATGGTGAAACCTATGGCGGCATAAGTGTTTTTAATGATGCTGTGGTGGTCGATACAAACGGTGACCTAAAAGTTGGAGATAACGTAGCAGTAATCCTAGGAGACGATGGACTTGCACGAAGTTTAAGATTACCTGGAGGTTTAAATGCACAACGCCCTGCTCCTTTAAAAGGTGGATTACGATTTAACAGCCAGGACAAAGTTTTAGAGTTCAGTGATGGTGAAGAATGGTTTTTCCTTGATAAAAATGTCATTACTGGCGATGTAATAGAATTACATGTTAGTTTAGACGGAACTGATAGTAGACGTTATGGAGCTCAAAGAGGGCGTAGTTGGGGCACTGCATTTAGAACAATCAACGCAGCAATGCGTTTGGCAGAAGATATAGTCAATGCTAGACCAGAAACAGAGCCTTTTGTAAATGAAGAACAACCATATCGGCAAGTACAAGTTCTTGTTAAGGTAGCAAGTGGCATTTATGAAGAACATCTTCCTATTCGTGTTCCAACTAATACATCTATATTTGGCAGTGGACAAAGACGTACAACTGTACGGCCTAAAGCTGGAGTAGTTTCTCAATCACCTTGGGCAAAAGTTCGTTTTTGGCGAGAGACTGATGAGTATCCAGACGGTTATTTTGGATTTCATTATTTAACTGATGCTTCGGATGAGTTTTCAACTCCTAAAGATAATACAGATATTGATATATTCTTATGTAATGACACAAACTGGTTCCATGATTTCGGAACCGATCTTCACAACAGTTTTTGTTTTGTACTAGATCCAGAAGGACAAATTTTAACCAAATCACCTTATCCTCATACAGGAGTATGTTTTGCTAAAAGTAGTTACAACACTGACCCTTACGCAGTTGGCTTCCATGGCGGAATGTTTGCTGATGGATTTACAGGCAATCAGGATTTTAATGTAGATATAGTAGAATCAGACGGTGCTATGATTGCTAGTGGCTTTTATAGAAAACCAAATATGCCTACTGCTTTTTATATTGACGGTGTTAGATATCAAGCAGACAGTGTAGAATCGGATGGGTTGGGCGAAGAAGATGCAGCAGAATTATTAAGACTTAATAAAGAATTTATACAAGAAGAAACAATACAGTTTGTTAATGACAAGTATATCTTTAATTACAATAGGGATAAGTGTCGGAGAGATTTAGATAAAATACTAAGGAATGTTTCTTATGACAACGTGTTAGGCACTAACTTTTTAACCCACTTGTCTGCTACGTCCTACCTTAGACCTAATAGTGCTTATGTTTTATCTGACCAACGACCAGAAACTGCTGGAGGAATAAATTATGCCAAAGGACAGGCTAACACAAGTCTAACTTCTCATACAGCTAGTCAAACAAAAAACACACAACTTTTTAATAGTATAATTGATACAATAAACAATCAAACTATACCAGAAATTTATTGGCCAGCAACAGTTTACAATGATGAAAAAGATGCGATCATCCAAATATTATCGCAAAATATTCCATTTATAAAAGCAGAATTAACTGCTTGGATAAATTATCAAATAAACAATAGTATTGCGCCGTTTGCATCTTTTTCATACGATATTGATAAGTGTAAACGAGATACAGAATTTGTTGTTAATGCACTAATTTTTGATTTAATATACGGAGGCAATTTTGCTACAATAGAAATTGCTAATTCTTATTGGCTTGGTATTACAAGCCAAGTTCCTACGCAACAAGAACAACACCTTGCAGCATACAACAGATTAAAAATAATACTAGGTGTAATTTTTACTAATGACGATAGTATAGAATGGAATGACAAATACCAATTAGATGTTCCACAGGTAATTGTTCCTAATGTAGAAACAGTAACACAAACAAAAATAGATACAGCTAACGCCCTTGTTACGATTGTAGGAGAAGTTATATCTTACGGCACAAACTATGCGCCATTAACAGAATATCCTAGCATTACAGACTTGTTTAATGCCACCCCTCCTTTACTACAAACAGAATTTCAAAAAGCAATAGATGCTAGAACTGTTCTAGTTACAGACACTACAGATATTATTAATAGCACAATTGCTTTTATTGATACAGCCTACGCAAGTTTCACTTATGATGAAGCAACCTGCCGTAGAGATGTAGGCCTGCTTATAGACGCTATGCGACATGATTTGATTTATGGCGGAGAAATTGAAACTGTCAAAGCAGGAAAAACATATTTTGAAACTGGTAGTACAGTAATAGCAGATCAAGAAGCAGAAACAGTAGACGCCATTAACTATGCAAGAGATTTAGCCATTAATGTTGTTAATAATAGTGTACCTAGTAAAGTTTACCAAAGCACCATAACACAAATACAAGATAGTAATTACCAGTCTGGTGTGGACATAAACACTAGATTGACTGACCTTTTTGGTATAGTAACAAATGTTATATCTAACTATTCTAACATAAAAGCAGCACACGATTTATTAGAATCTAATAAAGTTTGGATACAAGACGAGGTAGATGCGTTTATTGCAGATCAATACCCTGCACTAGTTTATAATGTAGATCTTTGTAGGAGAGATACAGGATTAATTATAAGTGCTATTAGCAATGACTTGTTTGGCGGATCAGCAAGAAGCGAAGAAGCCGGTAGAAAATACTATAGAAATGTATCTGATCTAGGCGATCCTAGTGTAGCAATTACTACACAGTTGACAGAAACTCTAGCAGCAAATGCTCATGCAAAATATTTGATATATCAAGTTCTATCAAACGCAACACCAGCAACTACATATCAATCTGTATCGAGTCAAACATTTGATTTAACTATTAGTGTTAGCAGTACTCTTAAAGATAAAACACAGACTGATTTTGATAAAATTCTATCTATAATGGAATTTGGTATAGATTCTGTTGATACATCATTACCTAAGTTTAAAGTAAATATCAACGATAGTACACCTATTCCTAGTAGTATTGCTGGTCGCGGGGCTGAAATGATTACAGCTGGTAACAAATCTTTTGTTGCTACTGACTGGACAATGTTTGGTAACTTAGGTTATGGGGTTCTTGCTCGCAACAATGCTCGTTGCGAACTTGTATCTATATTCACTTATTACTGTGGTTATACTTACAAGGCAGAAAGTGGTTCTGAGATAAGATCACTTAATGGTTCTAGTTCTAATGGTATATATGGTTTAGGTGCAGAGGGCAGAAACCCATTTGAAGTTCCGGTGAGAGCTACTACTCTATCGGAAACAGTGTTTATTGCAGAAGCAGACAGCACAGTAGTGGGAGATAATGTTCTAGGAGATTTACAAATAGTGGTTCGCAACGCTGTTGATGTAAATGGAGATCCTGCAACGTTTTTCAATGTAATGGTTGCCGAGGTCGATCACGGCCTGCCAACAGGTATTGTTCGTTATGAAATAGGAAACTTCCAAGGCAATACACTCAACATAAGGGGTAGCGCTCAAGGACTACTTGCTGACATACCGGATGGTAATGATATTAACATTAGACTGTTACAAGAATATAAAGTATCAGCAGACCAAGACATAAGCCAATTACTTTTGGGTGCTGCATTATTATACGATGACGAACCAGATACTGGTTATAGAATAATAAACATTGATCCGGTTGGTTCCGACTTTGTAATAAGAACCATCCCTTCAATAAATCACTTTAGTGTTGTTGCTAACGGAGTTACAGCAGCCGGAAACACTGATATTACAATCAACAATATCAATTATACTGAAGATGAAATACTCGATAGACGCATAGGATACAAGGGTACAATCTATACTGTAACAGCATATGATGGAGCAACAACTTTAACAGTTACTCCTGCTTTGACAGACGATGTGGCAGATTTACAAAGTTTAAGACTAAGTCCTCAACCTGGATTAGAAGGAGATATATTTACCGACTTTAGTATTGTAAAAGCAGGTAATCACGATATGCTTGACATAGGTACAGGTGCTTATGAGGACAGTAATTATCCTAGAGAACTATATGGACCTCCTGCTAGAACAGCAGTGCAAACACAAGAAGTTAACGAAACTGCACCAGGGCGTGTATTCTTTGTAACAAATGACCAAGATGGTAACTTTAGAGTTGGAGATTATTTCAGAGTAAATCAAGGAGATGGTAGTATATCGTTTAATGCTGCTATTGCTTTGAGCAATTTAGATGGGTTAGGATTTAGCCGGGGCGTAACTATAAATGAGTTTAGTGCAGACAGTGACATGTCTGATATAAGCGATGAAGCAGTCCCAACAGAACAAGCTGTTGTAAATTATATTAACAAACGTTTAGGTCAAGAAGAAAACGGTGCAACTGTAGGTGCTCAACGATTAGGTGCAGGCACACTAATGCTTGATGGTAGTCAAGCAATGGAAGGCAATATCGATATGGACGGTAACGATATTGTTAACCTAGGAGTACTTAATGTTACAGATATCACAGCAAACTCTGTAGGCTCCCAGACACTAGATATTGATGTAAGTGCTACATTAGCAAGTGCTAATGTTGAAGACCTAACACCTAATAGAATCGTTGTTGCAGGAACTGCTGGAGAATTACAAGATTATGCAGAGTTAACTTTTGATGGCAATACATTAACTGTTGTAAGCTCGAGTAGCACAACCGCTCTTGATGTTACAGGTACTGTAAATTTTACAGGCGAGTTTAACCTAGATGGAGATTTATACCCTAGCGGCAATATTATTCCTACACTAGGAGATGTTTGGTCTTTAGGAACACAGGCCAATCCTTGGGCAGAACTTTATTTAGGTCCAGGAAGTCTCTATATAAATGGCAAAAAAGTTATTTCGGACGAAACTGATGAAATTACAATTAGTACAGCAGTAGATCAAAATATTAGAATTACAGCAAATGGCTCTGGTCAAATTACTCTCGCTTCAGATACAACTGTAACTGGACTTACTGCAAACGATATAACAGTTGATGATATTGTTATAGATGATAACAACATTACTATAAATGGGAATATTATCAGAGGTACAGGATCTGCATCAAGCGGCACTATAACTTTTACTCCAGGATTTACAGGAAGTAATTTAGGTAGTGTGCAGGTAATAGGTGACCTTTCTGTAACAGGTACATTTAGCACAACTGAAACAACATTAACTAATCAAACTATCACAGGAAATTTAGAAGTCCAAGGAAACACCACCATAGGAACCGACTCTAATGATAATGTTACTTTTGAAGCAAATTTAAATAGTGACATCATTCCTAACAGTGACGGGACTTTTGACTTGGGTACAAATAACCTGAGATTCCAAAATGTTTATACAGAATTATTAGATACAGATAGCATTATTGTAAATGCATCGGGAGATATTAGTGTATATGATAGCACCACTCCCACACCTGTTGAAACATTTGCTGTAGATGGTGCTACTGGTAATGTTGATATTGAAGGAAACTTTACTATCAACAATGAAGGTAATTTTACAGTTTATGATAATTCTACACCCACTCCTCTAGGAGTGTTTAATGTAAATGGAACTTCAGGTACAACATTTATACGCAAAGGCGGGATATTTAGAATTTATGAAAATGACCCAACTCCTGCAATAATGTTTGAAGCAAGCGGTTCAACTGGTGATGTTTATATTAAAAACGATGTTGACATTGATGGCGATGTTGATATTGCTGGTAACTTGACAGTAGGTGGTACAGTACTTAGTGATTTGTCAGTTGAAGATAATACAATCATCCTAAACAGTAATTACACAGGAGATCCTTCTGTTACAGGTACAGATGCTGGTATAGAAGTAGAAAGAGGCACAGGCACCAATGTTTCTGTGATATGGAATGAAACTGCTGATAAATGGCAGTTAACTAATGATGGCAGCACCTATGATGATATTGCACTAGCAGGCGATGTAAGTGTTGCTGCCGGCGACAGTAGGATAGACAGTGCTAGTTTCAATACTAGTGACGGGGTGCTTACTCTCACAAGAGGTGATGCTACAACAGCAACAGTTGATCTTGATGGAAGATTTGTCATAGACACCGGCGATACTATGACAGGGAACTTAAACTTTAATACCACAGCTACTGGCTTAACATGGTCTATGAATACAGACGGTGCAAGTATTAAGTTTTACAACACAGGAGATTCTGACACTAACAGTAGACTAGAATTCCAAACAACAGACAACAATAACGAATATTTTGCTTGGACGCATGCTCCTAGTGGCGGAAGCACATACGAATTGATGCGTTTGGTGGGTAGTAGTTCCAGTGACGCAATCCTTACACTTAACGGAAAATCTATTATTTTCGAAGGTAATACTCCTGACGCACACGAAACTACAATAACAGTTACAGAACCAACAGCAGATAGAACTATTACATTTAAAGATGCTGACGGTACTGTTGCATTTACTAGTGATATCCAAGACGGAACTATTACTATTACAGCAGGTACATACCTCAGTAACGGAGAAGTCGACAGTAACTTTACAACTAACCAGAGCAGTAATCAGACTATCACTATAAATCACGATGCTACAACAAGAACTAACACATCAGATAGTGCATCTGTTGGTTTTGCAGGAACGTTTGACATTGTAGACAGCATATCAACTAATGCAACTGGACACGTGACTGGTGTTAATGTTAAGACTATAACCTTACCTAGCGAAGCAGATACTCTTGATACTGTTGCCGACCGAGGAAACACTACCAATCAAATATTAACAACGGGTGGACTTAAATCAGATACCTTAACAACAAATAGTGCAAATACCGATCTTACATTAAGTGGTAACGGTACTGGTGTTGTGTATGTAAGTGATACCCTAAAGACTACATCTATAACCACAGGAGCAGCAGCAACAGCAGGTACTATTACAGGTAATTGGACATTAACTACTGGCAGTAAGTTTGAAGCAACATATGCTGACGTTGCAGAGATATATGCTACAGATGAAGAATACGAACCAGGCACTGTAGTTATGTTCGGCGGCGATGTAGAACTTACTATTGCAGTAGGTTGGGGCACTACTAAAGTAGCAGGTGTAATTACAACTAATCCTGCATTTGTAATGAACAATATGGCAGACGGACAACCTATTGCACTCAAAGGACGTATACCGGTGAAAGTAGAAGGGCGTGTAAGCAAAGGTGATTTTATAATAGCCAGCAATACTCCAGGGGTAGGTGTTGCTACCGATAAGTATATTGGCGGCGCAATTATTGGTAAAGCAATTGAAGATAAAGATACTGATGGAATAGAACTTATAGAGGTAAAAGTGTAATGCCAGGAATAGTAAGAACCAATTTAGATAACCATGTGGGACATGCTAGTCCAAGTCCTGCACCTTTTCACCAAACTAAGTATGCTACAGGATCTCCTACTACATATATCGATAACGAGAGAGTAGTTAGGAGAGGCGACACAACATACTGCGGAGACCCAGCTCAAGGACACAGTCCAACTGTATTTTGTGATGGAATTCCTGTGCATAGATTAGCTGATGCTACCAGTGGACACGGCAGTTGGGTGCCTAATGCTGCTGGTAGTGCGTCAACTGTTGTCTTTGCAGACGGAGAATAATGGTTGACAACTTCATAATTTAATATTATAATAAAATAATAAGGAGAATTAACATGACAATACATGACGAAATCGTGCTCGCTTTTAACAACTATTTAAAAGAAGCAGAAACATTTGACGAAAAGGGCGTAAAAGCCGCCGCCGCAAGAGCTCGTAAAGCACTTGGAGATTTAGGAAAATTATCAAAAGATAGACGTAAAGAAATACAAGAAAAGAAAAATGAAATGTAACTAAATACTACATGAAATGGACTTATCTTAAATTTTTAGCAGAAGCAGATAGTGACCCAGCATTTACAAGGGGTGAAAGAATAGACTGGAGACAGTTTAGAATTAATCTCGCTGCACATGCTGCATCTACAAATAATCCCTTACAAAGACTAGATGCTATAATGTGGTTAGGTATAGCAGGCCATCCAGAAGCACCTACCATGGCAGAGCCTGTTAGAATTGAAATTGGCGGTATACTAAGCAATTGGGCTGGAGCAGAAGGAGTTTTTGCTCCAGGAATGGGAATTGGGATGAGTCCAAGTTTGTATCCTCAGCTAAACGCTACAGGACAACAAGGTGAAAATGAAGCTGAAGCTCTTAGCCATGAATTAAGACACAGAGGTTTTAGAATTATTGGAAGAATATCAAGTTTGCTTTCTCGGATGCCTTCGGAATTCAGAAGCTCAATTAGCCGTGACAGTTCTGGAAGCACAATCAATGATGCAGAACATAGTATGATATATGCAATGGACGGTATTGATGTAAGTAGAGGATCTCCAATAGATGCTTCTAACAGTGCTGAGGTTAGAAGATGGCGTAATGCTTATAGGCAATGTAATGAAGCAGTTAGAGGATGGTTAGCAGATCAACCAATTCCAAGAGGTGCTCCTGAAGAACTTAGACAAGATCTAGAACGTATTTACGGTAAGCCTGTAGAATTTGTTGCACCAGATGAAGTGCCTGAAACTCCTGCTGAAGCAGTAGCAGAAGAGGAAGCAGTAGTAATTGTTGTACCTCCTAGGGTAGCAGACCAAGCAGAAAAACCAGACCTAAGCAGTATCAGTACAACCCGTGATAATACTCTTGCTAGACAAAGCGCAAGTGGAAGTGCAGCCGGCCGCAGTGGCACAGAGCTATTACAGCAAGCTTTAAATTATTTAGGTGCAGACCCTGAGTTAGACGTAGACGGCAAATATGGTCCTAAAACTAGACAAGCA